ACTTGAGCAGGCGATCGGCACGCGCAGGACACCACCGGAGCTGGTTGCATCGGCAGTTGCCGTGTACTGAACCAGGTCATCGCGCTGAATAACACTCCCGGCGGTCACCTTCAGGCCATCGCTGACACCTTCCCAGCGCATATACCCGCTGGCAGCCGTGGCCCCCTTGCGCGGACACCGTTTCATCGCAGCATGTCGCGCCAGCCAGGACTCATCGCACAGGTCAGGCAGCATGTTCATTGCCAGATAATCGATGTAACCGTAAACCGTATGCAGCGCCGCCGCATACACCTTTGCCCGCACGTCTTCATCCATGCGCCGGAGCGTGTCGCTGACGTCCAGCCTGGCGAATAAATCGTTACGGAGCATACTGATATTTTCTGCCAGCGTCGGGCGCTGAAATTCACTGTCCGCCATGCGTTATCGCACTCCACAGATCATCAAAAGAAATCATTACCGGTCCGTCACGACGCCAGAGAGTGATACTGTTACCCAGTTCATTAATCCCGGTGCGGCGGATATCCAGATCAATACGGGACACCACGCCGTCATCAATCATCCATTGCAGGCATTCGCGGATATACCCCCTTACCGTCTGCACCAGCTGATTGGTCAGTTTGCTGCGCTGAAGCAGCCACAGTCGGGAGCCGTAACGGTCATTCTGTACCGCAGGCCAGGTATCCCCCCACCATCCCATCGGGACGTCGGCGTTGTCATCAGGCTCCGCCCGCCGCCAGGTAAACAGGGAAATCACCACGGAGCGGGTCAGCGGATCCAGCGGTGCGCTGGCGCAGGTGCGTTTACCGTTCACCGTCAGCCACAGTTCCATCATGCCTCCATCGCTTTATCCGGTTTGTCGGTGTTACTGCCCTGACCGTTCTCTCTGTGACGATGCCCGTTATAAGCAAGCCGCATCGCTGACATGGTGGTGCCGCCGGAGTCGCACAGGTCTTTCACCTGTCCGGTCACTTCCAGGTCCATTTCAAAACGTGCTTCAGGTGCATTGCGAAACGTGATCGTTTTACCTGCACCGTCCACCACGATCCCCTCCCGGGTCAGCGTCACGGACTGCCCCTGATCGTCATAGACAGCCACCTCGCCCGTCTGCAGCCCTTTCAGGCGGTAGCGACGGTCCGACACCGTAACAACCACCGCATGAGAACGGTCGCCATCCGGAAACAACACCACCGCTTCTGCACCGCTGTTTGCCCTTGCGGTAAAACCGTAGGGTTCAAGATGCTCAACCCCGGCTTTGGGTTCACCGGCAATCAGGGACACATCCACGGTCTGACATTTCGTGGCGGCACTGATGCTTTTCACCACGGCCCGCCCAATCAGGCCGAGGAGTTGTCGCTGCATGGCTTCAATCGTCCTCATCAGAACGGGTCCTCCTGTACTCTGGCTTTTTTCTTTTTCCGCGCGCCGGGGGCTTCGGGTTCAGGCAGATAAGCATCAGGCGGGCCGACACGGATTTCCGTCAGGGTGCCGTTCTGGTCCTGAGTAAACGTGACTTCCGAAACAAGCAGTTCGGTATTGTCGAAACCACAGACCGGATCAAAGACAATCACCCGCTGGTTGGGCTGCCACAGCGTACCGTTACCCTGTCGCCAGCCCTGCACCACATAGGTGGTTTCATCCGTCCGCGCCGCCCGTTGTCGGGCTTCAAAGTCCGCACGGGCAATACAACCTGCCCCCGTAGCCTGCCCTGTCTGCCTGATATACATCGGACGGTAACGGGCAATAAATGCGTCCTCTGTGCGGGCCCGCAGCGCGGTGGTGGTGGCCTCACCGAAATCATCGTCGTTTCCGGCACGCTGCCCCGCCACCTGGTAAACAGAAAATCGCTCCCGGATACTCTTCTCCGTATCGCAGGAAAGGATGTTTTCCCCGAGTACCAGCGCGGTATGTGCCCGCGTTGAGCCAATACCGCCAATCACCAGCCTGCCGTGCGGGTCGTCATAAGCCAGTGCCTGCTGCTGACCGAGTATTTTGTTGATCACCTCAATCACCGTTTCACCGTGATCAGGCTGGACATCAGGAATAACACCCGACGGCGCACCGCTGTTCACCACCTCAATGCCGAAGGGCGCAGCAAGCGCCTGCGCAATCTGTACCAGTGATCGTCCGTTAAACTGTGTCGGTTCGGCTGCACAGTCAATCAGGTCAGCGGTCAGACTACGTCCGGCAATACCGGTGCTGACCGAACGGGCATCGTAACGAACGGGCGTCGCCTCCACCCAGCCGGTGATCACCAGCTCATCACCAATCAGCACCTCCACTTTTGAACCGTTTTTAATGCGCGGCTGAAGCGTGGTGATACCCTCATCTCCCGGCCACTGGCGGGGGATCTCCACACTGAAATCCCGCGCCAGCCGTTCAATACCGGCACCGATGCGCACCGATGTCCAGCCATTCCACTCCCGGCCATTTACCCGTAGCGTGACATTGTCGTTCATTGCACTGGCACCTTCAGAGGGATCACCGGCACAAAGCCGGGATGCGTAATGGCATTACGCCGGATAATGTCCGCGTCACGCGCCGCGTTATCAAACCAGGTCGCCGCCAGCACCAGCGCGGGTAAAACCTCATCCGGTGTGCGCTGAATGATCCGTGCAGACTGTTCAAGGCGCGTGTTGATATCCGCATTCAGATCTGCTTTCACCCGGCGCAGCGCCAGAAACAGCGCATCGCTGGTTGTACGGGACAACTCCTTATCAATTGCCGTATTCAGTGTGTCGCGAATGTCAGTCAGTTCTTCCCACGTCGGCAGGTCAACCGTGTTTTTCACCGCCGGTGCATTGTTCAGTGCCGGATGCGTGACGGAAGGCCAGCCGGTGCTCTGCGCAGCTGTTGTTGCCTGCCCCACTGCGGCATTCTGCATCACCGCGGAAGTTGTTGGCGCAGGCAATCGGGTGACGGCATACGCCGCTTCGCTGATTGCGGTCGTACGAAGGGTGCTGGCAACCACGTTACGCTGCTGCGTCGCCGTAGCGGTGGTTTTACTGTCCGTTTTCCAGACGCCGCGCGGTTGCAGATCGCTGCCGAGGCTGACACCGGAAAGCGTTTTGATCATGGTGACCAGGTCGCTGGCGTTACCATAAAGGCGTTTCCCGGTACGCCACATTTTCTGCACCTGCTCAACGAAATTTTTGCCTGACGATGGCGGCGGCAGAAGTACCGAGCTATCCCCCTGCAACAGCCTGGCGGCATCCGATACGGCAGAATCCACCACTTTCATCGCATCAGAAATATACCCCAGCATTATGCTGGCATTACCGATAACGTCGTTCTGCACGAAATCCGCCACGCCATCGATACTGAAACCTCTGAAGCTGTCACTGATGCAGTCATCCAGTGCAGAACAGGATGACATCAGCGTCTGCGCCGTCGCCGCACCTGAAGTGGGGTAAGAGAGTTCTCCCGCTTCGACAAACTTCAGGTCAAAGCGGACAATACGCCCTTCACTCTTCGATGTGCTGACCCGAACCTCTCCGTCAACACAGACTTTCAGCTCACCGTAAGTCGGATGGACAAGCGTGCCGGGACCGGGTTTATTCAGCGCGTCAATCAGGCGATCGCGCTGGTCAAAGCAGTCATCTCCCACCACATAAGCTGTGATGGACGGGCGAAAAGTGATTTTCCCCAGGTCTTCGGTATAGGGTTTGTCGCGGTTCGGGTATTCATGTGTTTCCACACGGCGACCAGTTCCCGCACTTTCTTCTTCAACCTTAAACGGCACGCCGCGAAATGACGCGTCCTGAAGTCTGTCACGCCAGCCTGAAGACGACGAAAGTAATGAAGGTCGGGTGGGAAATGAGGATAAATCCATAGACTGACCTCAAAAAGGACTGCGTTATCGTGGAAAACGAAAAGGGGAATACCCCACATCGTGCGTGATTTTCATCAGGGGATCGGCTTTGCCCGGTACATCAATTATCTTCATACCTGGCGGAGCATTCTCGAACGTGACTTTCAGCTCGCTGTGCTGTGTCATGGAAGAAGATGGATTCAACAGCGGAACATTGGGTTTGTACTGACTCAGGCTGGCCTGATACTGCTCGTACTCTTTACGATCAAAAAAAGGCGTCCAGTCTGAAGCCAGAAACAGCCCTTTATTATCCAGCCAGTTAACCGTATCTTCAGGAACAACACTTTCCAGAGTATCTTTAACCGGCTCATACATCAGGGTTCCCAGAAAACCATATACCCCGGCCTTCCCGATAAAGCCGCGGCCTTTCCCCATCAATCCCGTTTCTGCCGATACCTTCCCCAGCGTACGCATCTCTCTGGTCACTGCGGTAATGGATTTGGTAACGTCAGCAACCCATTTGGTTGCCATAAACAGGGCAATCGCTTTCAGAACAGTTTCCCATCCCCCCATCGCCTGCGCCGTTTCATCCACCACGTGCCAGACTTTTTTTATGACAGGACCTACGGTTTCCCAGTTATCAATAATGAGGTAAGCGCCACCAACCAGAAGAGCAATCAGCCCCTTAGCAGGCGTCATATTCATCACACCGCCGAGAACTTTCATAATTCTGGACAAAGAGCCTGCAGCGGCTCCCACCGTCAGTAAGGCCAGACCGATTTTAGCAATGGTCTTAACGAGCTCCGGGTTTTCACGGACAAACGTTCTCACTTCCTCAAGGAGCGGTTTTACCGCTTCAAGACCATCATTAACCTCAGGAAGAAACGTTTCCCCCAGCGTGGAAGAAATGGCATCAAGTTGATTTTGCAGAAGTAAAAGCTGGTTTTCCGTCGTCGCTGCCCTCGAAGCATATTCCTTCTGCATCGAACTGCCATATTGCTGGGAATCCGCAACCCGCCTGAAGTTGGTACGCAACAAATCAAGGTTAGTCAGCAGAGGTGCTATCGCGCCCAGAGACTCTTTCCCGAACAGGGCATTCAGCACAGCTGCCTGTTTTTCTTTAGGCACTTTAGCCATCGCATCCAGTACAGACAGCATGGTGCCCCGGGCATCTTTCTGCATATCAGCAGCTAATTTCTTCGGATTGATCCGCAGAAAACGCAATGCCTGTTTCTGCGATTTTGTCGCGGAATTTCCCGCGGTCAGGGAAAGCATGAAGTTCTTGATCCCTGTGGCGGCAATTTCTGACTCCACGCCCATCCCGGCAATGGTTGCCCCCATCGCCGCGATTTCGCCGGAAGCCACACCAGCAACACCACCTAAAGGACCAATACGCGTAACAATATCGGAGATTTTCTTCGCATTCGCCGGGCCGGTATTGCCAAGGTAGTTGATTTTGTCAGCCAGCCCAGCCACTTCATCCTGTGTCATATTAAACGCAGTACGCCACTGGGCCATCATCTGCCCGGACTCTTCAGCCGTTGTATCAAAAGCCACGCCCATCTTCACCGCATCAGTGGCAAACTGCATCAGTTCATCACGTGCAATCCCGGCCTGACCGCCAGCCGCCACAATTTCCGCGATCCCGTCTGCAGACATGGGAAGCTCTGTAGACAAAGCGCGTACCTGCTCCGTCATGGCCTTAAATGCATCCGGCGTATCCAGACCGTCCACCACTTTGCGGACATCAGCCATCTTCGATTCAAGGGTGATGGCTGATTTTACAGGGAGTGCCAGTGCCCCCATTATTGCAGTACCCGCCCCGGCAGCGCCCAGAGCAAGGCTGGAGACTTCTTTCTGAAATCCCTTAAGCTGACGCTGCATACCTTTAAGCGGGCCGGATAGCCTGTCAACGGCGGTGATGATGGCTTTCAGCTGAAAATTATCAGCCATGCTTCATCTCCTCATTTATACGGACGGCCTCTGCCTCCAGATCAGCAAAGTGAGAAATAGCCGTCCGGCGAAGTTCAAGGGGGTTTAATTTCCAGAACCACGCGACATTGTAGAATCGCTTCCGGAGGTCTCTTCCGTCTCCAAGCCGGTAAAAAAACGCATTACAATCATGCCTGCCTTGAAAATATCCAGCTTCGTCATCTGCGCTGCAGACGAGCGCGGGATCCCGGCCAGAAGCGGGATATATTTCAGCGCCACCTGACTGTCCATTTTCATACCACCATCAGGCGAAACAGAGAAAGGGAACCCCAGCGCCTCAATCTCGTCATACGTAGGCTCACGTATTTCCAACACATGCAGTGTTTCTTTGTGGGCGATGATCGGTTTTTTAAGTACAAGCTCAATCACTGGTAATCCCCTTCTTCACCGTGAAATTCAATATCGACCGTGCCTTCTTCGGCATTATGGTTCGCTTCGCCGTGCAGCCAGGCTGACGACAATACATAGACCTGACCGTTCGCCAGCTCGGCAGTGATGGTCATCTCATCAGACGAGGTGATTTTGCTCACCGGAAAATTCTTCGGTACCTTGAAGGTCCCTTTGACATAAGGTGCACGGTGAGTTTCCTTGCGGTCCACTGAACCGTCCAGACCGATGATGTCATCATTAACCGTTTTGTTCATGGGCACCTCAATGCCGCCGGTCAGCGATAGCTGCTGACCGTCAATTTTGAAATAACAGGTTCCCCCGATACGGGCCATTATGCGGACTCCTCTGAATACTGAAGACGGAACTGGTTAACCACGGCAAAGACACGCAGCTGGTTAACATAGTCAGGCGGGAACAGCGTGTTCAGGCGATTTGGATCGCTGGCATCACGCTCCACAACCAGGTACTGCTTGAACAGTTCGTAGTTTTCCACGATCCCCGCACGCTCGAGCTGACGGTAGGTTGCCAGCAGTTCCCCTTTGATCACCGCCGGGGTGACAATCGCCTGACCGGGACCAAAGCGGGTACCGTCGCTGGCAAGCTTGTGACGCCCGTACTTACTGGTAATGACGGATTTCAGTTTGCGCAGTACATACGCACTGGTATGCAGCGTCTCGCTGTCGAGGTAGCTGTTATCCGCAACCCCGTAAGCGTTTTTCCTGTACGTGGTGACATCACGCTGAATGCGCAGTACCCCACTTTCGACATACGCCGTTGCCACGCCATGAGACAGCAGGGTCTGTTGTTCGGTCATCGTGAACCGTTTCCCCTTCGGCGCAGGCAGCATTCCCACCAGCTCACCGGTCTGCGTGGGACGTGCCGGATCGTTGCGGATAAACACCGCTGCGCGGGCGGCACGGCTTGCCGCCAGCTCGTCGGCAGGCGTCTGGGTCTCTTTTTCGTACCCCGCGAGGGTGATGTGCTGCTGGTTAAACTGGTCACCTGCGGTCACCAGTTCTGACAGCGTGCCGGTCTTTGCCGTATACACATGACCATACAGCTGACGCGCATAGCTCCAGCGACCGCTGGTATCGTTCATCTCGGTCACCAGCGTGTTAACGGAGGCCGTGTCGTTGAACGGCAGACCGATATAATCAAACGGCTCATCCGCCATTGCAGCCACCGCGCCGGTGAGAACAGGAGCCCCCGTTCCGGCGGTCCCCGCCGCCACGGCAATCTGTACGCCCGCAGGCAGCACTTCGCCCCCACCGAAGCCGTAGTAATTGAGGCTGACAGGAATTTCATTCCCGCAAAGCCCCTTATGACGCGCGGTCAGTGTGACCACGCCAGCCGAAGATGAGGCCGTAAACGGCAGGGCCGGAACGGCATTGATGGCATCCTGGATACTGCTGGCAATCGTCGTGACGTTATCGCCGTTGGTCACCGGAGCCTGCACGCGGGTACGTCCCACATAGACATTCACCGTGCCGCTTTCGGTTGCCGCCCCGGTCACCGTCAGCGTAACCGTTGCCGCCGCGCCTGTGGCTTCCGGAACGGCAATCACATACAGCTCGCCAAACGGGTCAGTCTGGCGATAAGCCTCGACCATACGCGCCAGCTGACTTCCCGCACCACAAATCTGGCGTGCATAGTCTGCCGACGGCATCAGTACCAGACTGTTGGCAACAATCTCTGCACCGTTATTGGCATGACCAATCAGCAGCGATGCTCCGCTGTCCTGTGCAGTATTCGCAGCCTGGTTATCCATTTCCGCATAAAACAGCGGAACCAGCGTATTCGACGGAATGGTGTTAAAGCTTATCGTCATCGGTGTTCACCTTTTTATTCACGCGCCGGATATCACCCGCTGCTTCACGGCGCAGCCAGTAGTTGTTCTCATCAACATTTCGCCCTTCGGCGGGCAAAAGGTCGCCGCGGGCAGGGTCAGGCACTGACCGCCCTTTAACAGGTTTCACAAACATGATGATCCTCAGGAAGGAAGGGGTATTTCGGTGTGATGTTCGATATCGCCGTCAGGCCCGTTACCGGGCTCGAGATAATCAACATCAATCGCCAGCGTTCGCAGTTCATCCAGACTGTTCAGATCATCCTGCTGGCGGGTATCGTCTTCAGTCAGCTCGCTGATGACCGAAAAATCGAACTGATAAATCAGCTCATGACGATTCAGATCCAGCAGCGTGCCGCCGTCATAGGTAATCGGGTTACCGCACGCCTCCGGGTTCCAGCCCAGCAGAGCCTTAAAGAGCATCTGCCGGACATCGTCCACCACATCATACGAGGCAAACTGACCGCGCTCATCACGCCCGTTACTCAGTATGACAACCACGGAGAAACCCTCTTTCAGCTCCTGCCAGTAGTCGGTCTGGCTTTTGTTTTCTCCCGGAGAATCATCACCCGGTACAACATATGCCGCCGGGAGTTTCAGCTTTCCGACCTCCGGCAGATTTTTGAACTGGGCCGCGCCTGCAACCCGGTTTTCAAAATACGGACAGCGGGCACGCAGTGCAGCAATAACAGGCGTCAGTTTCATCTGTATCGTCGCTCCGGCTTCAGTGATTTACGCAATTCCCGCGCCAGAAAATAGCGTGTCCAGCTGCGGTTCTTTTCAAGCGTTTCCACCATAAAGTTATTACGTGGAGCCAGTCGCCAGCCGCTGCCACCGGATGCACCACGATGATGGCTGCGACGACGCTTTGCTCCTCCCCGGACACCAAAAAACAGAAACGCCGGATAGAAGTCACCAGAGATCATCCGGTTCCCCTTCCCGTTGCGCTGGTTAGGGGCAATGCGTGTCATAAAACCGGCTCGCTTTTTACTGGCTCTCGGCACCATGTAACCAATCGAACGAGCCAGGCGTCCGGTCTGATAACCGGGGTTTTCACCCGGTGCCGACCGCGCACGGCGCATCACCAGCCGACGGGCATCACGCATATGACGCTGCCCAATCGTGACAAACGCCCGCCGGACACGGGCACGGTTAAAGCGCATCTCCGCGGGCTGCTGAACATCAACGTGAAAAAAGGGAGTCGCCATTGCTGCCTCCGTGACTCTGCCTACATTCGCCCAGTTCCGTACACTCCAGCAGCAGAAAGCGCCGCGCCCCGTTCAGATCGCGCTGACGTTTCACCCGGTACACACTGTCACCGCAGACCACCTCATAATCAGCGGTGATCCCCCGGCGGTAGCGAATGGTGATGTAATGGGTGATGGCGTCCCCGGTCTGCGCGGTTTCCTGCCAGGTGGTGGCACTGGTCTGGATAACCTTCGCCCATGTCCGGAACGTAACCGGGTATTGAGACTCCACGCCAAAGTTATCCGCGGGCATATCCACCCGCTGGCGGATCAGGACGCGTTTATTCAGTTCACCGGGGTCCGGCAGAATGTAGGTTGCGCTGGTCTGCGCCTGACGAATTTTCATTGCGGAAAGTACCTGTACGGGCCGACAAGCCAGCCAAAACTCTGCGGCATGTCGAGTTTCTCCACTTCCGTAACCGACGAGCGGTTTTCGTAAAAATGGCTGATAAGCATCAGCATCCCCAGACGAATATCATCCGACAGGTGCAGCCCGTCCGGATCGCTGTCCGGAATGGTTTCATCCGGTGCATAGAGCTTCCGGTTCAGATACGTTTCCGTCCGCTTTTGCGCCGCACAGGCCAGCAGTTGCAGATGGCGGTCATCAGCATCGAAATCCTCATCCAGCCGGAGTTGGGCTTTAATCTCTTCCATTGTCAGAAGCATACTCAGCCCTCTTTACTGGTCGTGGCTTTTTTCTCTTTTGCTGCTTTACTGCTTTTTGTACTGGTTCCGCGCTCTGCTAACCCGGCCTGAAGTGCAATCTCCTGCACCCGGGCAGGAAGCGTCCCGTCGTCATACTCACCGGCCCGAATGACCTCAACACGCATACCGTCCGGTGACCATTTCAGATCTTGTTTCAGGATCATGATTCTTCACCCGTCAGAACAGGGGGCGCGGTTCCGCGCCCCTGAATGATTACGCCGCTGCAATCTTCAGCAGTTTGATGGCCTGCGAATCGACCAGCATCCCGCCGGTGCGCTTGGTGGTATAAAAACCGACAAACGGTTTATTGGTGTACGGGTCACGCAGAATGCGGGTGCCGATACGGTCAACGATGGTGTAACCCCGTTTGAAGTTACCAAATGCAATGGCTTTCGCATCAGCGGCGATATCCGGCATCTGTTCGTTTTCAGCGATACCGTAACCCGCCAGAGAGGACGGCTGCCCCAGTTCCAGCCCAGGACGCCACAGATAGTTACCCTCGGTGTCTTTCAGCAGACGGATGGCAAACAGGCTGTTGTTGTTCATCATGAACTTCGCGCCAGTGCGGTGTGCCTTTCGCAGCGTGTAAATCAGTTTGATAATGGCGTCTGCGGTCACCGCAGTCGCGTCGCCGGATACAATATGCTGAAGTTTGCCGAACGCCCGGACCTTATCGGTTTCATCAGTGGACTCATACGCCAGGAACCCTTTCGGCTTCTTGGTGCCATCGCCGGAGGTAAAGGCAATTTCTTCCTGTTCGGCAAATTCGGTTGCCAGCTCGCTGTTGATCCAGGCCTCCACGTTGAAGAAGGCATCGTCCAGCATTTTCTGGGTAGCCTGCGGGTTGCCGTAGATTTCCCCCATGAGAGGTTCAATCAGCTCCAGTCTGGAGGTGGCAGTCTGGGATCGCGTATCCGTTTCCCCCACCCATCCGGAAGCCGTACCGCCCAGATTCACCAGTTTTTTGTAGTCGGAACCGCCAACGGTGATCACCGTGGCTTCCTGACGCATCACCACTTCATCTTTCAGCAGGTTAAGAATGTTGCGATCCAGTTCTTCCGGCACGGCGTAGCCACCGTCTTCATCGGTGCCCACCTGCAATGCCTTACGCTCCAGATCGCGCAGACCGTCTTCACGGCCTTTACGCAGGAAGCCCACAAACGCCTCTTTATGCTCGGTGGCCAGTTTATTTTGCGCTCCACCTGCCGGACGTTTCAGCTCAAGCAGCTCTTTTTCAAGGTCGCTTTTGAGATTTTCCAGCTCGCTGAGTTTTCCGTTCAGGGTTTCCACCTGCCCGGCAAGTTTGCCTTTTTCCTGCTCAATCGCCTCAACGCGCTTGTCGTTCTTTGCTTTGAAGTCGTCAAACTTCTGCTGCAGCTCCTGCGCGACCTGTTCGACATCTTTAATATCAACCGCCATCGTATTTCTCCTGATTAGAAGTTCAGATTTTTCAGTGCATTCAGTGCAGAGCCCACATCCTCAGCGTCGCGCAGGGACAGTGCGCCATAGCCCCCGGCCATGAATGCTTTGGCCTGGGTACGGGAGAGTCCGACATCACGCAGGACTCTTTCGATTTTTTTCTGTTCGGGGATTTCCCCGCGGGCCAGTGCGTTCTTGACGTCGCTGATCCGCGCCTCGTCGTTAGACGGGAACGTCACCAGGCTGACTTCCCAGAGGTCGATTTCTTTCAGCAGAAAGGCTTCTTTGCTCCGGTCGTATTCCCAGTCTTTCAGGACGTACCCAATAGAAAGGCCGGTTAACGAACCGGCCTTCATGTGTGCATGTGCGCGTTTTGCGAGGGGATCATCATCAATAAGCAACCGTCCCCTGACGTAAAGCCCGACATCGTCTTCCTTCATTTCGGTGTAAACACCGATGGGTTCATCCATGCGGTGCTGCCAGAGCAGCGCAGGTAACGCTTTTCTGTCACTCCACGCCCGCAGGGAAGCAGCAAATGCCCCGGACATCACCACATCATCGTGGCTGTCCTTTACACCAAAGACGGAGCCATACCCTTCAAACTCACCGGAGTCACTGACAGATTTCAGACTCAGCGGTACATCAAGACGTTGTTTCGTCTGCATTGGCGTTATCCTTCTGCTTACCGGCTTTACTACCATCGGAGGGTTTCGTGGTCATGTTCATCGGTGTGAGATAGACATCACCACCGGGACGCGGATTCATATCTTCCAGGTCGCGGCAGTCATTGGGAGAGTAAATTCCCCAGTTGATCCCGGTGGCGTAGGCTTCAAAACGGGACTTCATATCCCCGCGCAGTAACGCCCCGGCGTTAAATTTGGCGTAATAAACGCCCTGCTTACTTTTTCGTACCAGTCCGGTGTTGATCCGCTGTTCGATGCGGGTCAGATACGGCACCAGTGAATAGTTGATAAATCCCAACCCCAGCTCTTCGATATTGTTGAAGGTGGCGCGATCGGTGTTCTGCACCATGTGCAACGGCACCCGGAACAGACGACAGATTTCTTCAAGCTGAAACTTGCGGGTTTCCAGGAACTGGCTGTCCTCGGCGTTCAGCGCCATCGACTTCCAGTCCAGCCCCATCTCAAGGATCATCGGGCGGTGAGCATTGCCAAGCCCGGTGTGACGCTCCTCAAAATCTTTCTTCAGGCGCTCATAAGCCTGATCTGACAGCGTCTGCTCTGTACGCAACACACCCGACGTCACCGCGCCATTGCTGAACAGTCTGGCCCCGTGCTCTTCGGTCGCTGCCGCCAGCGATATTGCCTCGCGGGCATAGGCGATGGGATTCAGCCCCACCAGTCCGTCCAGCGTCAGCGTGCGCACATGCCAGATATCCTCCTGGCTCAGTACATCCGTGGAGCCATCCGGGAATGTGACCTGATAGACCGGCTCCCAGCTACTGTTAAGCTTCGGTACCACACTGCCGGGATCGACGGGCAGCAGTTCAGCCACTTCGCCAAATGCTTTCACTTTGTAGGCGTAAAAGTTTCCCCGCAGGCACAGACAGGTGACCACCAGCTCCCAGAACTCCTGCGGCGTCATATAACCATTGGGATGCGTGGAGATCAGCTTATGCAGACGTTCGCCAGTGGCTCTCTGCTTCAGGCTGCCGTTCAGGTGATACAGGTTGCAGGGCAACATCCCGACCGACTCCGCCAGCACCCTGACACAGGAAAAAACCGCCGTCAGTCGCATGGCCCGCTGGCTGCTGATCTGCTTTCCGGTATAGGTGTCGTAGGACAACCCGATAGCATCCGCCAGCTCTGCTGGCGTGGTCACCGGTGCGTCACTTTTTCGTTGAAATAATCCCGAAAAGAACACTATTTACCTCCGCCGACAGACGACTGTGTACGGTCGAGATATCGCGCCACCAGCCACGACCAGAACAGGCACAACGCCCCGGCAACAACAAACCCCGCCGGGGGATAAATCAGCCAGGCACCATACGCCAGCAAAAGCGCCCCCAGCACGCCCACCAGAGGCGCGAGAATCAGCATGATCATAATTACCTCAGTTAAAGCGAGCGGATCCCATAGGACTCAATGTGGTCAGACAGCGTGTCTTCTTTCTCGTACAGCATGGCTCTGCCAACCGCCATAATCAGCGCAACTGCACCATCGATTTTGTTTTCCGTCTGCTCTTTGACGGGCTTCACCACATCATCGTTACCCGGAATGGTTTTGCCGACCACGTTGCCGATACACCAGGTCATGATGGGATTGCCATCATGATGAAAGCGCCCCGATTCAATTGCCGCTTCCAGCTCTTTCATCGGGTCGGACATGTTGGTGTAGTTCTGAATGATAGTGATGGGGTTCAGGTCTTCATCAGCAAGGTCATGTGACAGCCCGGTCGCCCCGAAGGGGTCGATGGGTGACTCACTGACCGGGCTGATTTTGTTCGCCGCTTTGGCCTCTTCGAGGATGTAGCGATAATCCACCTCTGCACCATCGGTAACGGTCAGAACGCCCATTTCCACCCATTTCTGAAAGCGTTCGGCTGTCCGGCGATCTTCATTTTTCTCGACGCTGTACACCGTGTCATACGGTACCCAGAAACGCGGGGCCACACTGTAGTAATGCGTTTTACCGTCAATCTCGCGGGTATAAAGTCGCGCCATGCTGTTCATATCCAGCTTACGCGCCAGGTCAAAGGCCAGAATGCACGGCTGCCCCTCGAACTGCTCAAGAGTCAGTGATTTATCCTCGCAGCTCTGCCAGCTCACCAGGTTGAAATACGCCGAACGCGCCGACACCCAGATATTGAGGTGTTTTGTTTTAAAGACGTTTGCCAGACGGGCGTTATTTTTCGCACGCTGCTGCTGACTTAACAAAAATTCGCGATAAACCGACACGCCAATATTTGGATTGGCTTTTTCCAGCACCTGCGGGTTGGTCCAGTCGTCACCTTCGTCAACGGTATAGATGATCCCGAACAGTTCATCGTTGGGTACCGAACCGTTGAGCATCTCGATAACTTCCCGTCGCTTGTCGTAGCACGGCCCCTCAATGTTGTACCCGGCAGTAGTAATGGCCCACATCAGTGGCTGACGTCGCGCCCCCATCCCGGTAAGCATCGTGGTGTAAAGCGCATCGGTGGCGTGCTCGTGATATTCATCCACCACCGCACAGTGGGGTGATGAACCATCACCGGGGTTACCGATCAGCGGTTCAAACCGCGCGCCATCCTCCGGACGATTCATGTTTGAGGCGTTAACCTCAATCCCGAACGCTTCCGTCAGCATGGGTGTGCGTTTACACATCAGTCGCGCCGGGCGAAAGACTTCCCACGCCTGTTTCTCTGTCGTGGCACCGGAATACACTTCCGCGCCAAACTCGTTATCACAGGCAAAACAATACAGGGCAACACCGGCAGAGATTGCCGATTTGCCGTTCTTACGGGGGATTTCGGTATACACCTCCCGGAAGCGGCGCAACCGGGTGCCTTTATTGACCCAGCCAAACGCACAGCAGATCACAAATAGCTGCCACGGCTCCAGCGTGATGGGCATCCTCTTGAATGCCCACTCACCCTTGGTGTGCGGCAACAGCTGAATAAATTTCGCGGCCCGTTCAGCCAGGTCCTTGTCGAAGCGGTAACGAAACGACTTACTTTTTTCCGCCATCAGGTCATCAAGATGGCGCTGGCAGGCCTGAATCACAAACTGGCAGGCCACAATCTTTCCGCGAACGACATCCCGGGCATACTGATTGGCAGCATTTACGTTGGGGTAAGATTTCCGGCTCATGATTCGATGATTTTCAGAAACGGGTTAGTGGCTTTCTTCTTCCCCGCCAGGCCAATCAGACGCTGGCGGCTGCTGGGGTCGAGTCCGAGCATTGCCCCCGTACTGCTCATCTCGGACTCCTGTTCTTTTTTGGCGGTCAGCTCCGGATTTTTGACCATACCGCCCATTGCACCGGTGATGGTATTGCCCTGTCTGGCAATATTTTTCACGGCACGTCGCCAGAACTCGTAGGCCACGCACCACCGCTCAAGCACCGCGAGGTCAGTCACGCACAGCAGGCCCTGACCGCAGAGTTCTTTGGTTGTCAGTTGCCACATGATCGTAGCGAGAGGGAGATCTTCTTCAGCGAACCACTCCGGTGGCTCAACACCTTTGATGGGCGTAAAAACAGGTTCATCTTTATTCAGGGCTCGCTTGCCGGGGTTTCCGGCCAGCGCCTTGCGCGCCGTTGGCTTGGGGCGACGCCCGGAACGCCCCGCCGTTCCAGCCATATGCGGCACTCCTGGTTAAATTTCATTTTTCGCGGGTATAAAAAAACGATGGGGCGGGCAGTCCGGAAGACGTCAGGTCACAGGGATTTGACCCGCCCCTCCCCTCAGACAGTTGAGAATTATTATCACTTTAACCGTTCACGGGCCGTCTTCGCCTTATGGCACGGCCAACACAGACTCTGCAGATTACTGTCAGCATCAGTGCCGCCATGCGCTTTAGGGATGATGTGGTCAACAGTTTTCGCCTCACGCACCACACCAGAACGCAGACATAACTGACACAGGCCTTTGTCACGCTTCAGGACACGCGCGCGGATACTGTCCCACTTCGAACCGTAGCCGCGCTGATGACGGGATTGTCCAGGTTTGTATTGCTTCCAGCCTTCGCTTTTGTGGCTTTCGCAATAGCCTGACGGGTCAGTGGTGGTATGGCGGCAGCCGCGAACACGGCAGGCTTTTGGGGTTCGTGGGGGCATTTAAATTTCTCCTTCAATCATTACTACTGGTCTACCCATCGTAATGGCAACAAAAAACCGCCCGTGGAAAGTGGGCGGTTTAGGAGAGAATCGATTTAAATCAAATTGCCGATAAATTTCGCCTGTACAGACAGAGTCGCACCAGGAACACCAGCAATTCCACCTTCAAGGTAATAACCATCCCCAATATCTCTCACAGAGAGATCCATCACATAATCGTTAAGGCCTGCAATAACGTTTTGTGCTGAAGGGTTATGGCGGGATACATGAAGTTTCAATACCCCATCTTGTACACGCCCCTGATAGGTAAACCCAAAATCACCACCATTAACCGCATTATCCTTCACAACGACCGTGCCATTGCCAACATCATTATGACCGCTTCTGAACACAACAAAATAAATGCCGTCTTTCATGTGTATAGTCCTTCAAAAAAATCACCCAAATCAGGTGCTTTGTATCTATTGGGTCATCACATATCAAATCAAGGAACAAAATAAAGTGAACATCATTTTTTTTGCATGATGTGACCACGCTCAACTTCAATCCTTCTGATGTCAGCTTTATCGGTATTACACTGCGCCAATGCAGACAACAAGGCGGCATTCAGATCTAAGCTCGAGCCCCACGTAAAATGATCAGGTAAATCAGGCTGAGGGGTTTCAGCCGTCAGGCTGGCTGGCAGTGGTACCGTCGGAGTGTTCACGTAAACTGTCCGCATACTTCCGCAACCGCTCAGCAGCGGCAGCAGGCACAAGACGTGAAGCACAATCATCATCCGCAACGGCCATTTTGATATCTTCCTGGGTTCTTTGTGACTCCAGTGCGATCTGCTGTTTTGCATGCTGGTTAGCCTCCAGTACTGTATTGACGATTTGCAGTGATTGCAGGACGTTATTGGTAATGGCTGTTGCTGATCCAGCATTTCGTTCAGCCTCATCAGCACGTTTCTTTTCGTACTGATATTTGCTGTAGTAGTGGTTGGCTGACCAGATGAAAGAACCAATGACAGTAACGAAGAAAGCAGCGATAACCAGCTTATAGCTCAACTTCATTTATCACCCCACCAGCCTCTTCAAACCGTGCAATCAGGTCACCGATTTTATGTTCATACTGACCGTAACCTGCACCAGGTAATGACGCCCAGATATTGCTGCAACGGTCGATTGCCTGACGAATATTGCCACGGTCAATCATCGGTAAAGCGCCACGCTCTTTAATCTGCTGCAGAGCTACAGCGTCCTGGCTTTCTGGAGAAAAATCTTTCAGGCCAAGCTGTTTACGGTAAGCATCCCACCAGCGTGAAAGAAGCTGGTAACGTCCGGCGGCTGTTGACTTGAGTTTCGGGTTTAGCGTGACAAGTTTGCGAGGGTGATCGGAGTAATCAGTGAAGAGTTCACCACCGACAATAACGTCATAACCGTGGTTACGTGTCGGTTGTCGTCCGTTATCCGTTCCTTCTGACCAAGCCACCATATCAAGGAAAGCTTTACGCTGGGAATTTAGTACCTGCATAAATTACTCCTTAGAGCCACCAAATTTGTTACCGATTACTCGCATTGCAGCCCCACGAATAGCATCGACACCGATCAGCCCCACGCCACCACCAATGGCAACAGAAAGCGATTTAGGCCATCCGACATACTCAAGCGCGGATGCAAAAGTCAGCGTCAGAGCACCACAGAGCAAAATCTCGAGCGTTTTTCGCTTCCAGCCACCACCACCACCAAAATAAGCAATACGCAAACCAGCCATAACGATCGACATAATCACTGCGCCAAGAGGCGTATCTCCACGCCACCAGCTCTGGAAAATCTCCAGCCAATCCGGCCATGTGTTTGGATTATGGGGCATGAATATCGTCTCTCACCTCGTAAGTTATGCAGGCGACATATAAAAAGTTAAATAAAATAGTTGAATCAGATTGAGACATGGAAAAGGCTCGCCTGTGCGAGCCTTTTATTTAGGTAGAGTGTTATAATAAAATCAAATTTACATTATCTTCTTCCAAAAAGAAGATAATCATCATATCCTTCAGAGCTCCTGATAAGCAGGTTGCAATTTTTCACACCACTGCCTTAAAGTAGAAGCCCTTCTCTTTATTGTTTTGGAGCTGAGAGATATACATCTATCTTGCAAAAATCGTTCAGCTGTAAGTGGATCGAGCTCAGAAAGATTTTTAGCTTGACTCCAGGTAATCCACGCCCACCCGCAATGACTTGTTTCAAAACCGCGTGCAGCGATTCTTAGTCTCTTATCATAGTCAGATTCAACCAATTGCTGACCAAGAGCTGAAACAGAACCATTACTATTTAGTAACCCAAGTATTTTGGCCGCATGAATATAATACAATATATGTCGATTATCCAGACCAGTACTAATCAGGTTCAGATGCTTCTCTTGCCATTTTAATTCAACTATCTTAAACACTTGTTCAATTAGGTTAGCCTGCGGTACCTGATAACTACTAACAACTTGAGTAGCCATTTTAATCAATGTGCCAGAATAGAACTCAGCATCAGTTTTTCTGACTCTAAGAATAATATCATCAGTCACATTACTTTTTAGTTCAAAACATGAACTTGTCTCTATCACACTTTCAAATAAAGCAGATAACATCTGAACATCGATATTATTCTGTTTAACAAAACCAATAATATCTTTTCTTGATAGAATCAGCTCATTTAGTTTTTTCAGCAATGGTTCAATTTGCTGCATTTTATCTGCCTTGAATGAAAGAACAAATGAACCAGGACGTCCAGATACTGGACTCATTACATCTTTTTCATCAAATGCAGCTAATATTGATGAATAGAAATCATTAAAACACTCAAAAAGCTTCGAGACGCCTTTTAAAACCAAGGGTTCCACAGAAGTTGCTGTTTTCTCCACATGAATCTCATGCGTAGAGAATTCTACCTCCTTTCCAATTTTACCATTAGGTAATACAGGAAGAACACTACTAATATATAAGTTAGGTTCTGGAATTTTTATCTTCTCATTTAACTCAGAAACATTTATTTTTATTTCATCAACATGATTATCTTCATAGTAAATATTAAACTGATAGCAAAGCTTTTGTTCTTGATACACTAAAACACTTCTAATATCAATTCTTTTACGCTCGAAGTGCTCCAACCTATCTTTTGAAATCGGTATGATAATCCATTTATCATAATCTTCTTCGTCGCCAATCCAATAGACAACAAACATGCTATTTATTTCATTAGACACAGAGAAAAGTTTTGGCTCTTCGAAGAACTCATAAATTTTTTGCATATATAATGTGCCGAACACACTATCTTCCAAAAAAATATTGCTCATCTAACCACCTCTCTTATACAGGTGAATTTTTCATGAACTCGAGCATCTTTACAAAGCCAAATGGTAAAATGAGTCGAATCAGGAGCTCCTGTTTTTAGCATTCTTCCATCCTGTGGATTCAACTCGCCTTTAGCAATAAACCTTTCACCTATTCCTTCAGGAAATTTATTAAATACATTTACCAGTGATGTTTCGTCCATGAACATAGAAACACCATAGCAGCATTTCAATTTTAACCCTTGGAACTTTTTCATTCTTTTTGGGTTTTCTTCTTTCATGTTTAAAAAACAAGCTTTCCCAGGTGGATTATTTCTGGCTAAGCGATAAAAAACCCCTTCAGCATCCAAGGACTCTTTTGGAGGAACATCTGCAGGAAAATAATCGGGAAAAATCTGTTGGGCAGAGTCTTCAAGAACCTGCTGTGCATTTTTAGTCATACAATACGCTACCCAAGTAATTAACAAAAATCTGCCAATTTATTGGATATACACGTCCCAAATCCCTTGGCATCGTATTGAATATAACAACAAGCACATTAATCACATATGCAATAAAGGCATAAAAAACACAACATATATAGCAAAAAGAAATCAAAAACAATATACGGGATGATGAGGATTTTTTTTATCTATATATAGTGGCTGGGCAAAAGAATTGTTATAAAGTTGGCGTCCCTTGCTCCCATGTAATCATATGAAACACAGGATATAATTCCTGAAGGTAATCACATACTTCCCTAGATACATAGATGAGAGACTAAAATAAAACCTACCGCCAAGAACTATGCTTTTTTCAACCAATCGTACTCTCTGCCCTGTCTAAAAGGCGGCCATTCAAAGCAAGTACTTATTCTTTTATGTTTATCAAGAAGCTACTAAGACTATTCAGAACTGATATTTGGATAACAAAATACCTACTTGATGGCGGGTTCTTGAAGATTCTCAACGGCAGACATACAAAGCCCATCGTTGAGAAAATCTTATCCATATTTTTTGAAAAATGCAAGCATCATGTCGCAATCTTCGGCGAAAATCACTTATCTCGTCACCTTTCTCAATTGTGCTTCAGCGTAAGATTCCTCCTGCCAGCACTTTGTAACCAGTTTATCAATGACATTTGCATATCCTTTGTACCACTGATAATCAGTCAGGTCCGGTACCAGCTTCTGGACATGATGCCGCGCCAGTGTGGTTGGTAAACGACTAAACCGTTTTCCATTGCAACGCCCACAAATCTTATAAACAGGTGTGCCATGATGCCGGGTCCTTTTTTCATCCAGGACAATACCTTTACCCTTACACCCTCTGCACGCTGTGCTGACTTCTCCCTTACCATGACAATGCTGACATAGTTCCTTCACCCACTCCTCCTTGATAACAGATTCACCGCTTCTGGAGTGTTTCACCACTTCGCGCAATACATTATGAAATCCAGTACCAGCACAATGCTCACAGCGAGCCTTACTTGCCGCAGACCTGGAATAATCAGCAAAGGCAAAATTCACAAGGTAAGGGATGATCTGTAACCGGGTTTCTTCACTCAATTTGTTCAATGTCGGGTTATCCAGTGCCATCGCGTAATTGAGCAGACCTTCAATCGCAAACTGAGGATCCTGAACACCAACTTTTGCCAGAAATAAGGCAAACCCAAGCAGTGCTTTCGACTGCACCATCCCCTGCGCAGCCATCACATCCGTAATCGTTAAACCACCCGAGCCTGTCGCCGGTGCCTCATCGCTCAATTTGGGAGATTTTGGGGAGTAATATTTTGGTAAGGCTTCAAGGTTCATGCTCGTTCTCCACTTACGCCAGTACGCCTATTGCCAGCGCACGATCGATAAAACGAAATATCAGCTCCAGCTGGGAGCCATACTTCTCTTCAAATGCCACGGTATCCGCATGCAGCTCGTCGTGATGCTTTCTGCACAAAGGCAATACAAAGAGGTCATGCGCTTTTGTACCCATTCCACCCTGACCGTGACCTATCAGGTGGTGGGGATCATCAGCAGGCTTTCCACAACATGCACACGGCTGCGTCTTAACCCAGCGCTTGTACTTTTCGTTAACCCAGCGGCGACGTTTAGGGCGTAACATAAAAGACTCCGGCGACTCCGGATCCACTTTCAGCGCCAGCACCTTTTTCGCTTTATCCTGGATGATGCTGGTGGCAGGAACCGAAGGCACAAGATCACTTTCCCGGGTGACAGACGGCACAACATGCTTCGGTAATCTCAGTGCCTTACGGGCTGCACTTTCCGGTAAGGCATCCGCCAGATCATTACGAATCAGCCACCAGCACAGTTCCGGCATTGTCACAACGTGACTGTCATCAAAACCGAGATCCCGACGCACAACAGACAACACCCAGCGGGCACAGTTATCCGTTGCCATTGATTCCAGCCGTTCCGTGAACTGATCGCGCAACTGGTTATCGCAGTGCCAGCACAGACGGATTGCGCCCGGAGCGTGTCGCATTGTGGTCATGTTCTCGCTGTGCCAGTCGGAATGAGGCCACTGGCAGCCTTTTTCACGAAGTAACCAGCTTTCAAGACATTCCACGCCACCAGCACGACGGATCACTGCCTCATTGCGGAACACGGCCCGAACGGCAGGATCATCCGCCAGCGGTTGTGATGCCGCCGGAACGGCACCACTGGCGAAAGATGAATAACGTTCCGGCTCAGGCTCCAGCAGGACACGCCCCTGCATAAACAGGGGCATCAGCTCTGAACCTGGCCTGAACAATACGATCCCCATACGCGGGGCAATTTCAGGGGTCAGTAGTGCTCTCACGGTCACCTCAATGAACGGTATCGAGCAGCTTTAACAGCTCAGGGAATCGGGATTCGAAGAAATGCGGCTGCGTCTCGCGCGGATTTGCGGGACTGGTGATATTCTTGCCGAACATGCAGCCTTTCGCTGTCAGCGACCAGAATTTTTTGATGTTGTTAATCGCGGTACGGCTGTATCGTTCGCGCTGCTCGACGATCCCCAGTTTCACCATCTGGTGATATGCCTGATTAGCTGTCAGGCGGATACCATACTGCTTCAGCAGTGCACTCAGTGACAGTGTCGGGCGACTTGAGCCATCGTGTGCATCAGCAGGAGCATCAATGGCATAGCGCGGTGCCAGATTCGGTAAGCCAACAGCCTCCTGGAGTTTCTGACAGGCCCCAAGCACTGAAGAGTTAGACAGGTTTAACTCCCGGCGCATAAAGTCCAGCAGGATCACGCCAGCCTGCATCTTGTCAGCAGCCTGTCCGGATAATTTTTCCGGTGCGCTGGTTACCATATCGAAAGTACGGATCACCTTCAGATGGAATGACGGGCTGATCCACATTGCATAGGCATACACCAGTTCCTTGCAGACATACGTTCCCCGTTCATTTCCCCCATGAATCACACTCACCGGGTCAACACCCAAATTCTGGGTGGTGAAAAGTTGTTCAATCAATTCACAGGTTTGCTTATTGGAGAGCCAGTATTTCGGGCGGTTTTTTTGTTCTCCCCCGGCTGCCCTGTGCAGATCGTTCAGGCTGTAACGCCCATAAGCATCACGACGAACTTCAATACCATCAATGACCATCAGATTATTCATACTTCGTTTCTCCTCTTGATCAGGCGGCTGCACCCGCCGTTTTCTCGTACTTACTGATAGTGATCTCGACCTTCCCTTCCGGGATAACCGGTCCCCACTCCACCAGCATTCTTTTCACCTGACTGTCGTCTTCCCACACACCCGCGTGGGTCAGGGCGTCAAACAGCGCCTTGTTATAGTTGTCCAGATCGCGGATCCGGTTATCCGGAGGAAACAACACGATCTCCACTGAAGCAGGTGCCGACGTTGGTTTCGGCAGGCGACGCAACTGCTCAATGATGGCTGCACACGCCGCACTCTGGAATTTTCGCCCCGCCGCGCTTATCAGGCTCTTACCTGCAAACGCCCCTTTGTTGGGGTGTCGCCAGTACGTGTTCACGCTGGGCGGAAAAGGCAGGATCAGCTTCATACTTTCAGGCCCCTCTCATGTAACCAGTGGGTTGCACGCAGCCTTGCGTTTTCCTCACCGGCAAGCAGTGCGCGGATAATCCCGACCGCCTCGCTGTCGTCGTCCTTCACCGCGGTATGAAGCGTTATCCCCCGGGCCACGCCACGCTTTATCGTGATGACGCCTTTTTTCTCCAGTGCGCGAAGATGCTCCACCGCTGCATTCACTGAACGGTATCCCAGCATGGTTGCCACCTCCTGATTGGTTGGCGGAAAGCCACGCTCTTTCTGGTAAGAAATCAGCATATCCAGCACCTGCTGCTGGCATTGAGTTAACGTCGTCATGCCGCCATCTCCCTGACCAGTTTTTCCGCCTGCTGGCGAACCTGCACCAGAAAGGCTTCACCACATGCCTCAAGTTCATCGCGCCCGATGTAGCTGATTGCCGGTCCCTTCCAGGTCTTGTCGAAAACAGCAATAGCACCAGCGAAGAAAGCACCTGTCGGCACCTGCTTCTCATCCTTCGGGATAAACCAGGCAGGCAGTTCAAAACCAATACGCCCGCGAATAAAAGCAATATGGTCCGCATCTTCCGGCCACCACACTTCGCTGGTGGCAGCTTTGATCAGGAAAACATAGCGCCCGCCCTTATCACGCATGGCACTGGCATGTTTCATGATGTAACGCATGCCGGTGATGTATTGCCCCTCATGCTGACTGGCGCGGCTGTATGGGGGATTACCAAAGGCAGCACCTTTAAGCTCCGCAAGACGTTCTGACCAGTCATGCGCCAGCGCGTTGTCTTCCGCCGTGTAATACGCGGCACATTTGGCGTTATCACCGTCAGTAAAAAGATCCAGAACAAACGGGCCAAACAGAGTGTTAATTCCCCAGAAAATGTTATCCGGCGTGCGCCACTGATCGCCCACTTCCTTCAGTTCATGGGCTGGTTTGTTCCGTAGTTCCACCAGCGCCTGGCAATATTTATTACTCATTAAGCCCCCACGTAATTCCCTGACAGATACCACTCATCACCCGATACAGCGCGCTTGCTGCTTTTCCGTAAACACCGCTCACGACGCGCCAGAAAATTGTTTCGTTCTGGCTGGGAGTGGCTTTCACTGAATGCCTCCATCCACACCGTTGCAGCTCGACGGAATAAGCCCCTGGACTCCAGTTCTTCAGCCTGGCGGGTCAGGCACAAAATCACCCGGGGATCGTTAGTGCCGACATAGAAATTGCGCACAGGTCTGGTTTCACGAACTGGTTGTGGTTCCGGCTCCTGCGCTCTCTCAGTCAGGCGCGGGAAATGTCTGCGTGTATCCCCTTCACAACGGTGAGCCACACGCCCACTCTGACGTAACTTGCTTGCTGACTGCAGAACGCGCTGCCGTGAGTAACCAGCAAAAGCATCTGCAATGTCTCCGGAAGTACACCCCGGATGGGCTTCAATGAATTTCTGAACGTCATTTAACAGACTCATGATCACCCCCTGAATCCTGCCGGGATCTGGCTGTAGTCCACGTTGTCGTAACTGGCTTTGAAGTACGGGTCTTCGCGTTTTTCGGTGTACGTGCTGACGGACGGCGATAAGCGCAGGGAAAGCTCATCCCATTTTTCCCGCAACTTCGACGGGCTGAGCACGTTACGGCACCAGAACGGATCGCGGCTGACGCGGCTGTACATCTCGCAGATTTGTTTGTGAGTACGACCATCCTGCACACACATCAGGCGAATTTCGTTTGCCCAGGCTGTCCAGTTCGGTTCTTTGGGACGAACCACCTCGCCGTCACATTCGGCAGCCTGCTCGTACAGGGCGATGATTTTTTTCCAGAGCCACTGTGCGCAGGTCAAATCATCCTGCGTTCCCCACTGGCGCTTTTTAGGGCTGAATACAACCGCATCAGGATGGCGAGTTAAAAAATCCTGTTCATCCGTCTGCGTGTCCGGTTGCGAAGCGTCCGGACGAGAAGGTTTTTTATCTGACGGATCATGTTTTGATTTTACTGACGGATCCCCGCCAGATTCTGACGGGTGAAAACCCGCTTTTTTGCCAGATTTCGACGCATCAAATTTTGACGGGTCAGATTTTGATGCGTCAGATTTTGACGGGTCAGAATCTGACAGTTGAGAAAATGCCGCTGCCTGAAGCTTCGCAACGTTAAGCTGATAAACATTCGACGCATTGCGGTTACCCTGGCGACGCGCCTTACGCGTTAACCAGCCTTCTGCTTCCAGCCGTGCGATAGCTGTCCTGACGGTACTCATCCCCGCGCCAATCTGGCGGGCAATGGTTTCAATTGATGGCCAGCACACACCTTCGTCATTACTGAAATCAGCCAGGCGTGCCATAATTGCCACGCTGGATAATTTCATGCCTGACGCAGCGCAACCATCCCATACATAGCCGGTTAATTTAGTGCTCATGACCGACCTCTATTTCCCTGAATTTACGACGAAACTGTTCGAGCGGACTGAAGCACTCATGCTCATAGCCTTCACGGAGGTAGATAACCCGTTGTGTTTCCGGCTCCCAACGAATGACTCTGACGGGCACTCCGTAGTGATCTTTGAACCAGCGGTTAACTTGTCGCAAAGGACTGTCTCCTTCTGCCGGTTGAAATCACCCACAGCCCACTCAGCAAAGCTGTGGGTTACAATTTCCCTGTCACCTGGTACATTAACTGCATAGCAATACTCCACCTTCGCTTTTCCACCCGGTACAGGAAGTGCAATCAGTTGCGAGCGACGGTAGTGTGTTGTTAAACTGTTCATGCGTTAGTTTCTCCACAACCAGAAGCAATCGACGCCACGACGCCCGGAGCTGCACACTCGCGGGCGTCATTACTTTCTGAAATGCAAAAAATTTTGTAGACAAGTGCTGCATGCTCCTGCAGCTTCGAAATTGAGAGATACAGCTCGTCGTTAATTGCTGTCTTCTCATGCGGTTCCACTACACCGTCTTCGATTGCTGAACGAATCTGTTTTGAATAACTGCCGATCTGTTCAATGACTTCCAGCAGACGCTGGTTAATATCGGCGTTGTCCACATCCTCGACGTCAGGAAGAGACACAAAGACGCCATTTGCAGACTGCGCCACAGCATCAGCAATGAAGTGAGTTCCACCAGCACGTTGCAAAATCATTGCCCATCCCAGCGGGAAAATCTGATCGCCATCTGCACGAAGGCGGTTAAATAATGCGTTCTCTGTTACATCCAGCCAGTCAGCTGCTTCAGCGTAACCACCCGGCAACTTTGCAATAGTTTTTCTGACAGCTTTCACATACCACTCAGGCTGTTTTTCTACTTTCCAGTGATGCTTACCCACGGTTAGCCTCATCGTTCTGTGGTTTCTGTTAATCGATTTATCCATTAGATTTTTCATAAAGCTCAGGTTTAAATGGCAACCGTCCGCAAGTTCTATATGCAGCTTCTGCTGCACGTCCTTTTGGAATTAACTGGCCCGGACGGTTTCGCCACTGATAAACGGCTTCAGTTGTTATGCCGAAAAAAGCAGCAACTTTCTCAATACTGCCGAAGTAGCTTTCGATATCGTCAGTTGTCATACGCCCTCCAAACTAAGTTTTATTAGATGCTAATTACAAATCTATCTTTGGTCAATAAAAACTAAGATTACTTAGCAATTCAAGAAATGGTGCTCCTATGGAAACGGTTGGTCAGCGTATAAAAGCTCTGAGAAGAGTTACCAGAACGTCCCAGAAAGAATTGGGTAAATTTTGTGGAGTAAGCGACGTTGCTGTGGGGTACTGGGAGAAAGACATCAATACCCCTGGTGGGGAGGCACTTTCGAAATTAGCGAAGTTCTTCAATACGTCAATAGATTACATTCTTTATGGTGCTGAGTTTGAAGGCAAACTCGTCACAAACATGCGCAGAGTTCCTGTAATATCGTGGGTTCAGGCTGGGCAGTTTACTGAGTGCAGGGCAGCAGAAGTGTTTAGTGAAGTGGACAAGTGGGTAGATACATCATTAAAGATTGGTGATAACTCATTTGCATTAGAGGTTAAAGGTGACTCCATGACTAACCCTAATGGCCTCCCAACAATACCAGAAGGCGCAACAGTGATTGTAGATCCAGATGCAGAACCTCGTCATGGAAAAATAGTAATCGCTCGACTTGATGGAACAAACGAAGCTACAGTAAAAAAATTAGTCATCGATGGCCCTCAAAAGTTTTTAGTGCCATTAAATCCTCGGTATCCCAACATCCCTATCAATGGTAATTGCCTTATCATTGGTGTAGTCAAAGGAGTTCAATACGAACTCTAAGACCTCTCTTCTCTAACTAAGGCACCGAACTAAGAAAAGTTTGGTGTTTTCTCTTGCCACAATAACTAAGTTAAGTTAGATTTTATATCAAAGATAACGAACAGGCAGGACGCCCACGAAGTAGCCGCCTGGGGCATATGAAGTCCAGGATGATTCGTTAGCAACAAAAAAGCGCCCTACAGGACGCTTAGCTCTTTAACAATCTGGTCCCCATCAACAAGTAACTGATAACTTGAGGAGGTGTGAAATGCACAAAACAGAACCAAAAATCGTCGCACCCGGATACACAAATGAGGAAATTTACGAGTGGATGGCAAAGAAGCTGGCAGCTATAAACCAGCTTCGTGAAGTGCTGTCTTATCGACAGGAAACAATAGACTCCTTAAAAAAACTGGATCAGGAAATCACGGTTTTATCACAGGATGTTACTTTAGATATTGTGCAGACAAATTAGGATCCCATTCATTTTCGTCAAAATCATCAAAGTGATGAATTTGTGATCTCCAGTCTCGATAATCTAAAAATTTCTGGGCGGTTACGCTTATTTTATCAAGCGTGAGTTCATCCTGAATTGAAAGAAGAAGTTCATCAAATTTCATCTCATTAATCTGTTTTGGCATCCAGTGATGCTTCATCAGAATAAGGTGAACCAGAGCTTTTTTCCCATTCAACTGATTATAGGGAGTGCCGAATTTCTTCCGGTGCTCATGTAAGACAAGGTCCAGAAGAGTAAGTAATGTTGCCCTTGATTCAACTTTGCTTATTTCGACTGATGACACTACCCCACTGATTTCAATGCCCCGATACTTTCCAACATTTTCACAGTGGGATTTGTACAGCGTATAGATATTACCGGACATTTCTTTTCCTTTTGCGTTGTTGGGGATAACCAGATTAACCGAATCCTTGTTGTTGGGGAATAACCAGGTCCACCTCGCCTGATGTGGCTAAAAGCAGGCACATAACAGCTAAGTATTTTCAACCAGAGAGAATTCTTAGCGTTGTGGTGAATGCGGCTCAGCGCACGCGGGTTAAGGTTGAGGCTGACAGTCGACCTTCTGTGGATACCCACCCGTCTGGTGTGCAACCTTCGCCAGGCACCGGGAGGCACCCGGCACCACAACTTTATGCTGTGTGTAGTCCTGGCGGTACCAGTTTGTACCCTTGCTTCCGGCTGGTACCGTCCTTTTTACAAAACAGAGAAGAGCATCACCGGACGACGGGCTCATAACCCAATCCATCCGGGCGGCTGCCACCGCAGGTGTTCTTCTCTGTTTTGTGGAGAAACTAACCGCCCCTACGGGGGCATTTATGGAAATGTAATTGACTCAATAATCGCCGGACGGTGAGGGCTTCCTTTTACCCGAATTCAGCGCGGTGCAGCGCATATACGTGGAGAACAAAATGTCATTTATTAAAACTTTTTCCGGGAAGCATTTTTATTATGACAGGATAAATAAAGACGACATCGTTATTAACGATATCGCGGTTTCCCTTTCAAATATCTGTCGCTTTGCAGGACATCTTTCACACTTCTACAGTGTCGCCCAACATGCGGTGCTTTGCAGCCAGCTGGTGCCGCAGGAATTTGCTTTTGAAGCTTTAATGCATGATGCAACAGAAGCATATTGCCAGGACATCCCCGCACCACTGAAACGACTTCTTCCTGACTATAAACGGATGGAAGAAAAAATAGACGCCGTAATCCGTGAGAAATACGGGTTACCTCCTGTTATGAGCACGCCAGTGAAATATGCCGATCTCATTATGCTGGCAACCGAACGCCGCGATCTCGGGCTTGATGATGGCTCTTTCTGGCCTGTACTGGAAGGTATCCCGGCAACAGAGATGTTCAAAGTGATTCCACAGGCACCGGGCCATGCCTACGGGATGTTTATGGAACGTTTTAACGAGTTATCGGAGTTACGCAAATGCGCATGAATGTTTTCGAAATGGAAGGGTTTCTTCGTGGGAGATGTGTACCGCGAGATCTGAAAGTAAATGAAACAGATGCTGAATACCTGGTGCGTAAATTCGATGCGCTTGAAGCTAAATGTGCAGCACAGGAAAACAAAGTAATACCAGTGTCAGCTGAACTGCCACCAGCAAATGAAAGTGTTTTGTTATTCGATGCTAACGGAGAAGGCTGGCTAATTGGCTGGCGTTCTCTCTGGTACACATGGGGACAAAAAGAAACCGGAGAATGGCAGTGGACATTTCAGGTCGGGGACCTTGAAAACGTCAATATCACTCACTGGGCAGTAATGCCGAAAGCACCAGAGACTAAGAAATGAGCGTGATAAAAACTCATACAGGAATTGTTATCACCCGAGACGGTGAAAAGCGGATGAAATTACATTCCACTGAAACGTCCTGGGTTGCCGGACGTTGTGAATCCTACGACAAAAAGACTGGTTACCGTTGGGGGGCACCTAACATGCGTCGCCGTCTGCTACTGGACAGCATCAGGCCAATAAAACAGGTAGCAACCAGGGAACAAAATTAATTATCAGGACTGGAATTTGATATTACTGCCCGTGTGCAGCGGGCTAAGTGGAGAAACATATGCTGAACCTCGATTGTGTTCCAATCTCAACTTATTGCAAAGAAACTGGCGAAACTCCTGAAGCAATAAACAAACGTGTACAGCGCGGTGTTTGGCGTGAAGGTGTTCAGGTTTTAAAGGTTGAAGGCGTTAAGGAGAGGTGGATTGATCTTAGTGAGGTTGCAAAATGGGCCAGACAAAACTGCTCAAACTACCGCGCGGCGTAACAATCAGGAAACACCGCCAGGGCGAAACGATCAATATAACTTTCACCTACAAAGGAGTTAAATGTCGTGAGCCTCTTTCCAATCTGGAAGTAATACCAAAGAACATAAAATACGCCGAGCGCACACTCGGCGAAATTCATAATAAGATCGAAAGGGGAACATTCATTTATGCGGAATATTTTCCCCGTTCTGCTCGTTTGAAAATTTTTGGTAATGCTGCTGCAGGCAAAACGGTAAAAATGTACCTGGACGAATACCTTGAAATCTGCGAAACGAGAAAACTTTCACCCTCTACGATTGGTGGTTATAAAAAATGCCGTAGTGCGTTAGCCTCACTCCACATTTGCCCTGCAAGTGAATTAACACCAGCAATCCTGAAAGCGTGGATTCAAAGCCAGAAAACGACCTTAAAAACAATTCGCAACCAGTTATCTTTCCTGCGGTCAGCACTTGATGAAGCCGTAACCGATGGGGTACTTCAAATTAACCCCGTATCGTTGGTAACTGCTTCGCGCTACCAAAGTGATAAGTCAGAAGCAGAAAGCAGCTACGTGGTTGATCCGCTATCACCAGCAGAAGTTGATGCATTACTAGCAGCAGCCGGAAACAAACAATGGGAAAATCTGTTCCGGTTCGCTATACATACAGGCCTGCGTAGTTCTGAATTATGTGCCCTTCGATGGCGTGATATCGACTTTGTTGGAAAAACTGCCCATGTCCAGAGCGCAAGTGTTGTCGGTGTTATCAAAGGAACAAAGACAAAAGCCGGTACTCGTAAAGTTGAACTGACAGAAGAGGCAATGTTGGCGCTGATAAATCAGAAGCCATTTACATTCATGAAGGATGCTACTGTCTTTGAAGATCCAAAGACAAACAAACCGTGGGCCAGCGCCGATGCGATAAGGAAAAAAGCGTGGATACCAACCTTACGTAAAGCAGGTATCCGGTACCGTAACCCATATCAGACCAGGCATACATTCGCCCCCAGCCATATCAGCCGTGGTGCGAACCTGTTCTGGCTTGCAGGCCAGATGGGCCATAAGGGACCAGAAATGCTATTTCGTCACTATGGCAGTTACCTTGCTGCATATGACGGACATACCGCTAAAAATACTAATGATACAAAACAGGCTTGATGCTGCCCGAACAAATAGCCACTGAAACCTGATAAAAAGTTATTTGTGATGTGGTTATGTTCGTCATATCCACATCATACATACTTAAACATAAGGCACTTTTTACCTTGCAAAAATTCGAACCAAGCATATATGTTATAGGTGAACTTGGTACTCAGGCAGCTGTCCTAGTACTAGGAACACGCGGGAAATCTTGGAGCCAGTACGTAGATTATGGTAAAATCCCGCGCCCCGTTCTGCGGGGAGCAATAAATGCCTCAAAAGGATACATTGGGGGGACTGAAAGGAGGTCTTTATGTCAGAACTAGTCATGAAGATGTTTGGGCTGAATGATTTGGTCAAAGGCGGACAAGCCATGGCCGATCGTTTGAACAAATCTGGTGTTAAAAACATCAAGGTCGTAGGGCGTGGTGCAGTTATTGTAGACCCATCTACTGACCCAGAAAAAATCACTCAGCTTAGGAAAGCAGCTAGAAAATTCGTCGAGCAGGATGCAAAAGCTGTTGCAGCCGCTAAAGCTAACTCAATGGACAATGACGACTAA